ATAGAACGAGAGGCCATCTTTGTTTGACTTGTGCTTGGTGTATTCTTCAGTTGGTTTTGTGACTTTGCACTTCGGGCACTCTTTAACGTAGTTGCCGGCTTCGTCGTAGTAGGCGATTGCCATTCTATTTGAGCTTCCTTCTTCTGTTCCATCTGATTGCCATGTTGAATACTTCCATGACTGCGGCAAACAGCGCTGTTGCTGATAGAGTGATGATGATTATTTCTAATAGCCCTTGCGGCATTTGCCTGCCCTCTTTATATAACTATTGTTGTTCTTGCTCTTGTTCTAAAATCAAGACCGTTTGTTCATTATAAACTTCTTTGCGCTCGGCAATGTATTCTTCAATCACTTGTTGTTCGTGCTCTAGCAACTGACGGCCGCCTGCTGGCGTATCGGAGGGATATTCTTGGATGGTGAGAAACTCAAAAGCATCCTTGCCGTATTTGTCGTAGTCGGCTTGGAGGGCTGGGCTTTCGTGAACTCCTTTGCGTAGGCGCAACTTGTGTTCTGTCCAGCGTTTGGAGAGCATTGTGGTTGAGCCAACATATGTCTTGCCCGTTATCGTGTTTACGATTTCGTATACGGCTGCGGGCATGGCTTTGAGGCGGGCTTTCTTATAGGCTTTCCTTCGCTCTCTAAGTTCTGGGTCATTAGCATAGCGGGCTCTCTGTTGGGCTTTGTCACGCTCTATGTATTCTGGGTCAGCCCGGCGGGCTTTGCTTCGGGCCTTCTCACGCTCTCTGAATTCTAGGTCGTCAGCCCAGCGGGCTTTCTTTTGGGCTGACGAGCAACTCTTGCACTGATATCTCAGCCCGTCAGGCTGGTGCTTATCCTTGTGGAACTCCGACACATCCTTGGTCGCTTTACACTCGGAACATTCTTTCATTCCGTTTACTGCTGCTGGCATTGCCCCTCCTTCTTATTATTCTCTAGTGGATTCAATCCTTGTGACGGATTTCCTATAGTATTCTTCATCCATTTCACACCCAAGGAAACTACGATTAGTGTTTATCGCTGCCACGGCTGTGGTTCCAGAACCGAGGAACGTGTCCAGTACAAGGTCACCCTCATTGGAGTGTTTTTCTATCAACTCTTCGAACAACTTTGTGCTCTTTTGAGTTGGGTGAAAACGATCCTTACCGCCTTGGATTGGATACTCATAAATACCTTTGTCGTAAGAACTATTGAAAGTTGGCTTAGACTTCTTGATACCCAGCAGGGCAATCTCCCGACAGTTGGTCAGGTAGTTTACTTTGCTGTTGATCGGCTGAGGGTTTGTCTTGATCCACTCAATAAATCGGATCTGTTTGAACTTTGCGCCCTCAAGCTGCGCCTTCAGTGGGGTGATCTTCCACAGGTCAAAGAATATAATGCAAGTGCCACCAGGCTTCAGGACTCTATAGAAGTGATTGACGAAAAGCTGCAAGTCTTCCATCGTAAATTCTGAATCCCACTTGCCATAGTTTGTTCTGACTGCGTACTTCTTGCCGTAGATGCTTCCGTACTTGAGGTAATCCTTCTTCATCCTTTCCCAGGCTGACGCTCTACCTTTTTTGTTTTTCAGGTCCCTTAGTTTAGGGTCGGCTTTGAAGAAGTGAGCCCACTCGATGGGGTTCTTCAACTGTCTCCATTCGTCTTCCGAGCGAATGTTAGTGCCTTTTGCGTCCTGTTTGGCGATGTGGTCAACCCACTTGTCCATGCCAGAATCTCTGGAAGTGATGTAAGGCGGATCCGTCAAGACAAGGTCCACAGAGTTGTCTGGTATATCAGACAAGAACTGCAAACCTTCTGAGTGCTCCATCAGAACTGTGTTCGTTCCTCTTGTCGTTCGCATTGTTTCTCCTCTTGTTATTCTTGTTCGCCCTAAAACTCTTCGCAAGTTGGTTCGTTGGGATCACAGTCCAAAGGCTGACGCCAATCATTTGGGGAATACTCTTTGAACAATAGCTGCTTAGTAACTTGATGCTGCTCCGTTGGTCTTGAGGCACGGTAATCTTCTTGCCTATCTCCTGCTGCCACCAATTCAACATCAGTGTCCACTTTGAACACAAACTTGCAGATATTGACAGCATCTCTTGCAGCTTTGCGTACACCTGAGCCTACTTCTTTTCTGTTTTCGCTGTTCGATAAAAACAGAGCAACCTTACAATAGCGGTTGAACTTTGTCATCTCATTTTCGCGAACGTCCAGCCGTTGGCAACAAGTCTGATTTGGGAGCTTTGGTGTGGTTTGGCAGCCCATTAGTAGGCTGGCAGTAACGATCATATACTTCATTTGCTTTTCTCTCTTGCTGATTTAGGTACGCCAGCCATGTCTAATAGTATGTTTATTTGCCACCGGTCATATTCATCTAATTCTCTTCTGATCTTGCGTTTCAATTTGTCTTGCCGCGAAAGTGGTGGTGGCTTTTGTGGTCGCAGGCGAGTGCGCGGTTGAGGTCGTCTTCGCTGAGATCTTTGGGACGTCCATCCCATATGATACCTCACGGACTCCAAAACACGAGGATCTTGTTTCCTAAGAAACTGTATGATTTGGTTCGCAAATATGCGGACCTGCCTCTGGTCTAAGACACGCTGAGTATTTAGGTTTGGCGCAGCCAAAGCTATCGCTAAAAGGATACTAATCACGTTTTGCCCTCATGCCAACGAGCAGGAGGATGCCCTTATTTTGGAACCATTGTCCAATAGGCATCCCCCTGCTCTGGAAAAGTCGGGCTAGCAAAAACAAGATGCTTGCACCGACCTTGCGCATTAGCTGACTTCCAGTACTTCTACCTCAAAGGTGAGGTCCTTGCCGGCAAGCGGGTGGTTGAAGTTAGCAGTCACCGTTTCCTCTGTCACCTCAGTGATGACAGCCATGAAGTTTTCACCACTCTGGTTAGAGAGCGGTACAGTCATGCCGTCGCTGAACTCAAAATCTTCTGGAAAGATGTTGCGCTCAAGCTGAGTGACGTTATCTGGGTCAACATCGCCATAAGCTTCTGCTGCCGTCAAAGTAAACGTCTTGGTCTCACCGGCAGACATGCCGATAAGAGCGTCATTGAAGCCGGCGATCAATTGACCGGCTCCGGTGGTTACGGTCATAGCTTCATCACGTTCCCGTGAGCTATCAAATTCTGTGCCATCTTCAAGCGTACCCCGATAGTGTAGCTTTACAGAAGATCCGTCTTGCACAGTGTTGGTGGTGGTCGTATCAGTCATTGTTATTTTCTCCTTTGTCAACTGATTCATTCTCAATTTCTACAATCTCAACCCACTGTTCGATGACCGAGTCATCATCAGCATCACCGCTGAAGATTGTACCGTAGATGGTGTCATCATTAGTATACAAATCCTCAACGAACTCATTCAGGCTACTGCCATCATTATTGTTGCTACTCTCTTCTCCGTCAGCATATGCAGGAGGAGGAGCTAGGCGTTCAAGCTCTAGTTCCAGCTCTGGCTGCTTTTCAGTCTCAATCGTAACAACTGGAAACCGTCGCAAAACAGTTTGCCGCTGAACTCCGCGAAGCTGGAGTCTCATTGGTTATTCCTTTCCTAGGGTCAACCGAACGAGTTCAGAAGCTGCGGTCTTCAGGTTACGTAAGCCTTTGCGAGCACGGGTGCCGGCAGCTTTGTTTCCTGAGGCGTTCTTCTGTACGTCATCCTCAATGTTTTCAACGAGATCTTTAAGTTCATCCCATTTGTTTAGCACGTTGTCATTCGTCGTCATTTTAGTTATCCTTTCTTGACGTTCTCAATGTGGCGTTCAAGATACCACTTTGCTTTTTCTAGATCTTGCATCTCTTCTCCTTTGTGTGGAGATCGTAGCATGTATTTTATAACATTGCCTACGCTAAAGTTTAAGTCCCAATCTTCAATAATATTGATAGCCTCAATTGCTCCTTTATTATAATGAACTGGGTGGTCTACGTTCTGCATTTCTATCCTCCTTTCATTTTCTTCAGGTTGAGACTCCGGACAACTCTTTGAGTCGGTCCAGAGACTTTTTAATATATTCTTTATCAAATTCACAGCCCTTGAAAGACCTTCCTGTATTTGCGCAGGCAATCATCGTTGATCCAGACCCGCTAAAACAGTCTAACACAATATCTCCGGGTTGTGTATGAGCTTTAATCATTCTTTCCATAAGAGCGATTGGTTTTTGCGTTGAGTGCCATCCGGCGTACTCCTTGCTCGTCGTGTGATTGTTCTTCGTCCACACGTCAGTTGGAATCTTTCCTTCAGACAGTTTGGTGTCCTGAGCTTGCAGGTCTCCCAAGACAGTGGCGTAGTCATCACGAGCTAACTTGTTGAATCCGTACTTGTTCCAGCTATGATAGTCAGCGCCAGAAAAAGTCTGATCATTGATCTTTTTGCTCAGCAAGTTGATCTTACGAACGATGTTCATATTAGATTTTACTTTGCGAGGGACTCTGATCTCGTCGGCATAAAAAGGAAATTCTTTGCCTTTTGAATACATCAAAATATCTTCATGCTTGCGAGGAAACTTCTTTTTAGTACGTCCACCCCAATCGTATGCCCAGATAATCCAATTCTGATAGTGTGCTTCCGGAACGTTGTTCAGGACGTCAAGTTTGTATCGCAGGAACGTGTCTTGTTTGGTCGTGCCCCACACATAGAAGCAGGTTTCAGGCTTCATAACGCGAAAGCACTCCTCTGTCCACTCCTTACACCAGTTCAGGTATTCTTGTTCAGAAGCCCACTGATTATCCCAAGAGTCTTTGATGATCTCAAAGTAGGGAGGATCAACGACCACAAGGTCTACGGAACTATCTTCTAGTCCGCGCAGATACTCTAGGCAATCCTGATGTTTTAGCTCAATTGTCATTTCCACTCCTCAATAGTTCGAAACCACGTGGGAATATTGTTTCTGATCCAGTATAGTTCTTGCTTGCCTTTTTTACCGCCGTGCTGGCGGAAGGCTTGCTTTCCAAAGATGTTGTCCTCTAGGTCTTTTTTAGTTGCCCACCACATCTTCGCCTCGTTGGGGTTGATGCCGACGAAGATGATGCGGTCATATTCTTGGAGAGAGCGAATCTGCTGCCAAGTGAACTGATCCACCTCGTTGCCCCAAGTCAAGCTCAGTTTGACCTCCACACGGTGCCCATCAACCACAATATCGTGATCGCTGTTGCCGGCAAGCCGCGCAAGCTTCCCGTTCTTTTTCCGGAGAATGTCATGATCAAGCGTTTCCATGATCTCCGCAGCCAGGCGCTCGCCACGAGAACCCTTAGCCTTTGGGCTGGACATCGCATAGAAACTCTCATAGGGGCTGTCTTTCCAAAAGTCGGCAGCCGTTGGGCGCTCTCGGAGCGTGCTTGAGCTTAGGGCAATCGCGTTGATATTCAATCTTCTCTCTTTCTGCCGGGCTAGCCCGACCATATCTTACTATATCAAAGGTTCCCTGATCCGTCAAGTTTTGTCTTCAAAGAACCTTCTCTTGGTCTCTGGGTTCTGTCTCTTCAACCAATATTCTAATCTCAATGCCTCTCCGTGTTCCATTGGTTCGGAGTGGTTTATTAATATTGTTTGTTTTCCCCGAGTTTGCTTTACTTTGTTATTTCGGTGGTCTTTCAGTCGTTTGGATACATCCTTAGCGATGCCGATGTGAAGTGTAATGCGGTTCGTTTTCTCGGTCGTACACTGTAAGATGTAGACAGAATAGAGATTAGTCATTGCTTAACACGATAGCTCCACAACGGCTTCCAATCTTTTGCCATCTTACAGAAAGTCAACAGATGCTTTAATCATATGAGCTTCCTGCAAGAGGCTGTTAGGACGAGCCACTGGAGTGAAAATAGTAATCAGGCTTTCTAGAATACGAAACATCTTATTCTTCCTTTTTGTTTGTTTGGGCAATTATAGGTTCAGCACCAGTGATCAGCAATAATGCGTCGCTGACGTTCTTCGGCGACGTAAATCATAATCTGCTGATGTAGATGAACGCCCGTAAGCTTGTGGACCGCAGTTTTGTCACTCTCTTCCAAGGTGGATGTCAGGTCGGTGAATAGCTTGGCAGCTGCCAGTCCTTCTGCGTTCATGACTTCGGCTGCGATACGATTTACTTCTTCTTCTGTGATCATGCTTTCCTCCTACCTTATAATAGCACAGGCGAGATAGGAGTCAAGAAATAATTATTCTTTTCTTTGCTTCTTCAAAGCCAGTAGTGCGGTCGTGAGGTTTCCAAGAACGATGTGTATACAGATAATTGCAAAGGCTAATTTGTCGTGGTTTACCAACAGCATATAGAGCGCAGCGATGCCGCCAATAAAGAAGAATGCAAACTGTGCCGGCACGTTGATGGCGTCAGCCGTATCGGACCTGATAATTGTTTTGATCTGTGGGATGTACAGCATGAAGACAAGTATCTGGGAGATCAAATAAAGGTAGATAAGACACTGCTCCATCTATATCTCCCAGCGAGGCGGCACCGGTATCAGATTATCTAAGTAGCTCCAAGCTAATAGCTGCTTTGAGTCAAGGTCCCACGCGACCAGGGCGCTCCTGTTTGCCTTTCTGATGTCGATGACTGTCCCATACCACGAGGGGTGTATTTTGCTCTGTACAGTGCTGCCAATTTGGATGAACCCCATAATAAATAAATAGTAACTCTCTACCGCAACCCACGGTATTTCGTTGAGACCAAACGACCCGGAGCATAGTAAAGCCTATCCCCGTTCATTATCTCAGCAACTTTCAATATCTTATCGTATCTTAGTAGTAACCCGACCTTCTCTTCATCATGGTCATGTTCTTTAAAACGAACTAGATCCCCTACTCTCATCTTCTTCGCGCTCCACTAAGCTAAAGTATTTGTCTGCGGCAACT